TATGAGCTTGTCAATGGCCCACTTTTCAACCTTGTCGGCTGGGTTCATGGTGTCCTTAAAAAAAAGGGGCCAAAGCCCCAAAAGCTGGCAACTGCATTTGTCAGCCAAGATATTGTGCTGGGTTTGGTATAGCTATGTCAACAGGCCATTGCCCACTTTCCACCAATTTTCTGACCGTTGCAATGTGTGCTGCAAACCATGCAGTCTGTCTAGCCTCACGGGAAAACTTTGCGCCTTGGTCGATTTCATAGTGGCATGGCTGGCACAGTGCGGCGGTGAATTCGTCGCTGGCCTTGATCGATTTGCCTTTGCCGTGTTGGGCCATGTTTGAGTGCGCTGCTTGCACCATGTGGCCGCTGCCGCAATGCTGGCAGTCTAGGCTTGCCACCAGCTTGAGCAGTTTTTTGCTTCTCACGTAAGGGTGCTTTGGAATCATTGATGTGCCCTGTCTTGCATCCGGTTGGTGGCTTCCCTTGTCCGCCAAATCTCAATGTCCAGCCTTGCAGCCTCCAGCTCCCACTTTAGCGTTTCCTCTTGCTCAATGGCCAGGGCCAGACCTTTTAGCAACTGGTGATAAGCAGGGTCTGCGTAAGCTTCGCGCTCCTGGGCATTGGCTGCCTCGATGCCTAGCTTGAGTGCGTCTTTCATCAGCAGGGCTTTTTTGGATTTCCTAAATTCTTCAAGGTAAACCCGCTGCGCTTTGGCTTCGCCGTAGGCTGGGGCTTTGTCCCTGATGGTCTGGGCTGCTTCTTCGGGTCTCATTAAGCCTCCATCACCATCACATCAACACCAGCTTTGTCTGAGTACAGCTTCTTTATGTGGAGATCAACGACCTGGGTGTCATCCACAAAAATCACCCCGTTCATGGCATCCATATAGGTTTTTGCAATGTTGTCGATGTCTGGCTTCTTGCAAGGCTTCTCAAAGCCACTTAAACAGGCCTCCCTGCGCTTTTTGGAGTAGGACTGAGGCACTGGTAGCCTGACATGCAAAAAAACGCTTACAGGCGTTTCTAGCAAATCCGTCACGCCCATGGCTTGTTTGGCAAAAAAGGCGATCATGGCCTCATAACTCAAGGTCTGTTTGTCAGTGTAGACCTTGGTGAAGTTGCCAACCCTGCTAAACCTGGGTCGACCTTTGCCCTTTGGGTCGCCTTCAACTTGAAAGTGGATTTGCATCATTTCGCTGCCTGTTCATTTCGGTGGTCAAGGTATCTGCTCCAGCCAGGCCACGCCGCTTCTTTATGTCCAGCTTCACACCTTCCCACCAGGCCTGTGCTTGCTGTTTCCCCAATTGCTTCTCTTTCAATCGGTAACGCTGCAGCCATTCCCTCGCCTCGGTCTGGCGCAAGGTCTCCAGCATCTTGCAACGCTCGGTTGATGTCAGCAAGGCTAAATTCTTGGCCTTCCCGTCTTGCGTCCAATAGGGATTTGTAGTCATACATCAAAACACCTCGTCATCTTGCCAGTGTTGCACTGGTGGCTTTAGGGCTGCTTCCACAATGTTTCGCTTGGCAGCAGGTTGTCCACCAGACCACTTGTGTGCTGAACAAAAGGCTGGTTCACCATCCATGCGCACCGACCAACGCTTTCCGCAGCCGGAAACGCTACATAAAAGGTGGTCTATGTCAGAGGTTGGTTGCTCTTCTTTTTTCTCCCAGCGATTAGTTGGCATGGTATTTACCCTCAATGATTTTTGCAAAATTACTCGGCTTGATGACCCACTCTAAGTCGGCGAGGAAAGCACGGCCATCTTTGCTGTTGACCTTGCCTGTTAAAAAATTGGACTTCCCAACATGGCGAAAAAATCCTTCCCACCAGTTCAGGATGGCTTCGCTGGTCACATGTTCAGTGGCTGAGATTTCAGCCGCCACCTCGCGCCAGCGTTGGCGCAGGTAGCCCTGTCTGGCAGTGTTCCAGACCTCGACCTTGCGGAGTGTTGGCAGGTGCTGGTGATAGAGGTTGATGACTGCCTGGTGATTGCAGGCTGGAATTTTTGCCTCAGGTTCACCGGCAGGTGGACAAATAATCTCTGTCTCTGTCTTTGTCTCTCTCTCTCTCTCTGTCTCTGTCTCTGGGATAGCATGCTGATAGCTGTCTGCTAGCACCTCGCTAGCAACAATAAAAAACCCTTTATGAATCAATGGCTTAATGCCTTCTTCATAGTCGTGAGGTGTGATGTGCAGGCGAAAGACAAGCTCATCGACTGAACCATCAAAAGTACCGTCTTTAGACTCTGATGCTAGCAACCAGAGCAAAGGTGCTAGCGCCTTGCTAGCAAGTGGCAAGCACATGTAAACGCGGTCATTTAGAAGGTCACGGTGGAGCTTTATCCACGGTGGGCAGCGGTCTTTGTAATGCTGAAAGACGGCCCAATTTTTAGGCTTGAGAATCATTTGTACCTTACGTTGTCGGCGTTACAAAAGAAACATTGGCAGGACGGTAACGAGTCGTCTTTTCAGTAAAGGAGATCAGGCCTTCACCTAGCCAAGTTCCAAAAAATCACAGTCTTCCGAACCACTCAGGACGCAGCACCATCAACTGGTACATGCGGCCTTCTGGCAGCTCCTTCCATTGCCAAACAGCGCCCCTGGACACGCCAAGCAGCCTTGCCAGCTTGGACTGTGAACCTGCCAGGGTGATCGCTTCTTGCTTTGTCATCTGTGCATTGTACTACACAAAAAAGAGCTGCTGCCTACTAGGGAAAGTACCTAGAAAAAACATCCAAAAAGTCTTGATGGTGTGTAGAAACCTCTACATAATAGCGTCATGCCCCAGCAATTCCGCAAGGGGTCTTTAAGGAAAACAGAATGAAATCATCCCCGGTCACAGTGACCAAATTTGTGAATGGGGTCGCTCAGACCCCAACCATCCACGCCGCCTCGAAAAGCGGTTACATCCTTTGCGTCAATGACGCAGGGGTTTCGGGCCACCCCGATCGCATTGCTCGTCGGTCTACCAGCTTGTCCACGATTGTGGCCAACTGGTTTGATCTGGGCGGAGAAGGCGGTAACGCCCGCGTCTATCACGCCGACGGTTCCCCGCTGTCGGCCACTGAGTTGGCTGCTGCTCGTGAGCAGCTGGGAGAAATGGCATGACAATGACACAGCAGGAAATTGAAGAATGGGTTGAGGCTTACGGTAGCGAAGAGGCCGTGCCTCTCGCTACGGGAGGTTGATATGAAATTCATCAACCTCACACCCCATGCCCTTACGGTCGAGGGTTTGGGCGTGATCCCCACATCGGGCAATATTGCCCGTGTATCTGTCGCCCAGCGTGACATGGGCACTCGTGGAGGGGTGCGTCTTCGCCAGTCTGTAAAGGGCATGGTCGAGGGCATTCCGGCCCCAGCTGAGGGTGTCACGTACATCGTGTCCGGCATGGTGCTGGACGCACTGGCCGGTTTACGCCTGGCTGACGTTGTAGCACCTGATACAGGTGCAGATGCCATCCGTGAAAACGGGCAGATCGTAGCCGTTCGCGGCTTTGTGTGTTAACTAATCCCGCAAGGGTCTTTTTAGGAGAAATCATGACCATCACTTTCGAACGAGTTATCCAAGGCTTTCACTTCACCGGCCTGGCTGAAGTGGAGCCAGCAGAAGCAGCCACCGAGACCAGCCCGAGCTGGCCGACCATCGTCACAGTCTGGCGGCTGCACCTCGATGGCAGTTCCAAAGACTGCATCGACATCATCGACCCCGCTGTAATCCAGCGCATTGAACAAATGATTGTGGAGGCCTTATGAAGCAGCTCAAAGACTTGGCCTTCAAAAGCCGCAACCACCCACAAGAGCGACTCGCACTTTACGTTGAGCTGCTCGAGGCCCACATCAAACATCAAGACGATTTGTTGGCAACCTTTCAGCAAGAACTTGACCAAATTCTCATTGAAATTTCCCAGGAGCAATCATGAAAATTAAGATCACCGTTCATCTCCACGTGACAAAATATTCTTGGCAGACTGAAAGCTACTTTGAGGTTTTTAGCTACAAGATTTCAAATGAAAACCACTCTTACATCAACTCCCAAGAGGTTGAGATTGAGGTTCCAGAGAACTATGACCCACGCCCTGCACAGATTGCTGCGCTTGAGGCACAGAGGCAGAAAGTGATGGCTGAATTCCGAAAGTCCGTCACCGACATCAACCGTCGAATTAGCGAACTCAGCGCACTGGAGCAAGCAGCATGATTGCTGGCGCTGACTTGTTCACCTACGTGATGTTATAATGGCGCAGCGGCCTGATGCTACCAACATCAAGCCGCCACTTCTCAAACCATCGTTACAGGGGAAACGACAGCATGAACAACGCTATTTTATCAAGTGACTGGAAGCAGCATCCAATTTACAAGGACTACTATTTTTCAAGATTTGGCATTGCTGCATCTATAAAAAAAGGTCAGTTCAAAGTCTTAAAAGGCACTGTTTGCGGCCAGCTTGGTTATCAAGCAATTTGTGTAACTGGCAAGAAAAAAATTTACGTTCACAGAGTTGTTTGCGAATTGTTTAATGGGCCTGCATTGCCAGGTCAACAGTGCAGACACTTAGATGGTGATCGCAAAAATAATGATGCCCAAAACCTAAAGTGGGGCACAGCTTGTGAAAACAATCAAGACAAGATTGCACATGGCACAAATGGAGAGGGTGAAAAGAACCCAATGGCAAGACTGACCAAAGACGATGTACAGGAAATAAGAAAAAGAGTTGCAAATGGAGAATCACAAATCTCTATGTGCAGAATTTTTAACGTCAGCCCAATGACGATAAGTCGGGTTGTAAGAAAGGAATCTTGGAAATGAAAAACATAGCCACATCGTTAGTTAAAGCCCAAAAAGAATTTGGGCCAGCACTTAAAACAGCAACCAATCCACATTTTCGCAGCAAGTATGCAGATCTGGCAAGTTGCGTTGAAGCAGTTATGGATGCGCTAAACAACAATGGAATTTACTTGTTGCAAAAAACGCATGACCAGCAAAACGGCATCATGGTTGAAACGGTCTTTGTCCATGAATCAGGTGAGATGCTTAATTGCGGCAACCTATATTTCCCTGCATCAAAAAATGATGCTCAAGGGTTCATGAGTGCATTGACTTACGCCAGAAGGGGATCGCTGATGGCAGCTTGTGGAATTGCGCCTGAAGACGACGATGGCAACGCAGCCACCCGCAAGGCCGCACCGACTCCAGACATCACCGACCACCTAGCAGCGATTGAGGCCAGTGCCACCAGTGATGAGCTGGCCGCAGTCTACAAAGAAGCACTAGAGGCTTGCCAGGGCAACCAAGCATTGCAGGCCAAAGTCATTGCAGCCAAAAAAGCTCGAGTCGAGCGTGCAAAAAAGGAGAAAGCAGCATGAGCGACGAACAAGGAACCGAAGCATGGTTTAGCGCCAGAATTGGAAAACTGACGGCCAGCCGCTTGGCTGATGTGCTTGCCAAGACCAAAACAGGCTACAGCGCCAACCGCACCAACTACATGACGCAGCTTGTCTTGGAGCGCATCACACAGACCAAGGCCGAGTCTTACAGCAACGCAGCAATGCAGTGGGGCACAGAACAGGAGCCATTTGCCCGAGCTGCTTATGAGGCGCACACAGGCCAAATGGTCGAGGAAGTGGGGTTCATACCTCACCCCGAGATTGAGGCTGCTGGAGCCTCGCCTGATGGCTTGGTGGGTGATGATGGCATGGTGGAGATCAAGTGCCCATCATCCAGCACAGCCCTTGAAGTGTGGCTGACCCACTCGCAAGGCGGCAACCCTGTTGATGCCAAGTATTACGCACAGATGCAATGGCAGATGCGCTGCGCCGACAGGGCTTGGTGCGATTACGTTGTCTTTGACCCACGGATGCCGGCCAAGGCTCAATTGTTTATCCACCGAGTCGAACGCAATGCAGACTGGCTGAAAATTGCAGAAGCAGAAGTAACCACCTTTTTGGCAGAGCTAGATGCCAAAGTCACGGCCCTTAAATCAATCATTGGAGAATAAATCTTGGCAAAAATCATCAAAGAAATCAGTTGCGTTGTCGGCGAGTACACGGTTGCAAATGGTCAGCAGAAGAAGCGCTATCAGCGCATCGGCAGCATCATCGACACAAAGAATGGCGCAATGCTGAAGATCGATGTCATCCCATTGCGAGAGGGTGGGTGGGATGGCTGGGCCTACATCAATGACCCCAAGGTGCAGGAAGTCAAGGAGCATCCGCGCCGTATGCCGATGCTGGATGATGAGTCTGAAGTGCCCTTTTGACCATGCACGCCGCCAGCATTGAAAAGAGCGAACGCCTTGGGCGTGTTCTCGATCTGCTGTCTCAGGGTGGGGAATTCTCCACTTTGGACATCATCAAACAGGCCAACGTCTGCGCAGTAAACAGCATTGTTGCTGAACTCAGGCAAAACGGCTTTGACATTGACTGCCAGCGAAAAGGCGACAAGTGGTTTTACAGATTGGAGAAAAAATGAAAGATTCGCACCTTAGAACACCCCGAACACTGTCCGAAGGCCAGTGGACGCCAGGCTATCAGAGCCTCAAGCCGAAAGAGCCGCTGTGGGAAGCCGTGGCAGGCTACGTGCTGGCCTTGGTCATTGGGATTGGCTTGGCAGCTCTTCTTTTTGTGGGGGCATCATCATGACCTATGTGCTATTGATGGTGTTTGCATCTGTCAGTTCTTCTGGCTAGAACACTGCGGCCCCTCAAGATGAATAAATTTTCTACTTGGTTTGATGTTCCTATTAATGAACTTGACCGTGAGAAATTAATAGAGGCGCTGGAATGGTGCGGGATAGAAATTATGAGACTGAGGAAAGACAGGGATAGGTGGGTTTCTGCTGCCAACGCACTGGAATACTTAAAGCACGGGGACAAGCATCATGAGCAAAGGGAAACACATGACACGTGAACAAATTATTGCTGCTTGGAACGCTCAAGCAGATTACATGAACACTTGGCAGCATCTTGGAGAAGATGAAAAGCTGGATTGGGCAATAAAACTGGAGGAGAAGAACACATGACTAAATTTGATGAAATGTGGGCAGCACTAGCTGCTTACCAACCACAAGCCGATGCCTGTGGGCACGGCAAATCTTGGGCGCGGATGTGTAGCGAAAAAACCGGTGCTGCTGCTAATGCTGCTGATGCTGTTGCTGCTTATGCCGCCAATGATGCTGCTGCTGCTAATGCTGCTCGGGCTGCTGCTAATGCTGCTTATGCTGCTGCTCGGGCTGCTGCTAATGCTGCTTATGCTGCTGCTGCTAATGCTGCTGATTCTGCTGATTCTGCTAAGTGGGCGGGTAAGGCGATTGATCGCATTAACGAAGTGCTCGAAATACAGCCAGCACCTGTGCAGCCCGGCTACGTGCCTCTAAGGAGAGAACACATGACACAAGACATCATTGCAATGGCGCGGGAGGCTGGAATTGCGGATGCTTTTCTTGTGACTCCGCACCCAGGAGTTGTGCAGCAACTTGAACGCTTTGCCGAGCTTGTTCGTGCTGACGAGCGTGATCGTGCTACACGCGAGAACGCTTACGTGCTTGCCGAGCGTGAGGCGTGTGCAAAGGTGTGTGAAACAGACGGTATTGGGGCTAAATATCAAGGCGATGTTTATGCAGAAGCCATCAGAGCAAGGGGACAAGCATGAGCAATGCCATGCATGTTGTGCCTCTTAATGATCTCCGCGATCACAGTGCCAGCGTGGATTGCTGGTGTAAACCTTCAGAGGACGATGAGTGTCCTGGACTATGGCTGCACCATTCTATGGATGGTCGTGAAGAGTACGAGAACGGGAAGATGAAATCATGAAGTCTAAGCACGACCTCGTTCGCAAAGTGCTTCGCGACAACGCAGACGGTTTAACAGCGAAGCAAATTACAGTACAAGTGCAAGTTGAGGCTGACTCACTGAGTCGCATACTTGATGCCATGCCTGATGCTTACATCGACCGCTGGTCAGAGCCAGTGCGAGGCCAGTACAGCGCGGTGTGGTGTGTGGTCGTGCCGCCAGAGAACTGCCCTCATCCATCAAAGTGAGACACCATGAACTGCTGCAATCAAGACTGCAACCAAGGCCGGCAGTGCCCTGCGAAAGTGGCAAAATACAGGCCGGTCATGCTGGCTGCTGAACCACTGCCGGCAGGCAAGTGGCGGGAGTGTCTGCAAGACATTGCCCGAGCCGTGCTTTGCGTTTTAGTTGGATGCTTGCTTGGAAGCATCTTTCTTTTATTCTTACGCAGTTAGAGTCTTGGACTCTGCCTCTACCGAGCCTAGCCTACGCATCCAGCCTTTTCCGAAAGTGGCGAAAGTGGACAGGCTCTTGTAATGAGCCTCGCGCAATGCGCAAAACTTCTCAATCACATCGTCAGAAGGCTTGGCTGTGATGGCTGCAAGAGTCTTGGGGCCGATCTGCCCGTCGGCAGTCACACCAACAGCTTGTTGAAGAAACTTGCTTGCGCGACTAACGCCAGCATTGACAGCAGCATCAAACACGCACAGATCAACGCCCGACGGAAGGTCATCACCTTTTACAGCATCCCAGTAGCGCTTCTTGTA